GGCATCATATATTATATCACTTAATAGAAAGACAAATTGAAGAGGAGGAAAGATAATGTATGTGCCTACTGTAGGACCTCCTGGTGCAGCTATCATGCTTGTTGGCGAAGCCCCTGGAGAACAAGAAGCAGCAACAGGCAAACCCTTTGTTGGTAATGCTGGCAGAGTTCTTAGTGAACTTCTCAATCTTGCTGGGCTGAGCAAGCCTGAATGCCTTATTGCTAACATTGCAAGAGAAAGACCTCCAGGCAACAAGATAGCCTTCTTCTACGAAGACAAGAAAAAGACCATGCCTAAGTCTATCCTTAAGGAGTGGATTGGCGAACTTACTGAAGAAATAAAATTTTACAGACCAAATATTATAGTTGCTCTTGGAGATACAGCATCTTATCATCTAACTGGAGAGAAGGGAATAACAGCTGCAAGAGGATACATCTATGACTGCGCCCTTGTTCCAGGAGTTAAGGTTCTTGCTACTTATCATCCACAAAAGACTGATTATGAATATAAACTAAGATGGCCTACTGTAATGGATTTGAGAAAAGCAAAGGCCAACTCTTCTACTCCAGACTTTCCAGTAGACAAGAGAGTTCTAAATTCTTCTCCATCGCGCAGGGAATTTATGGACTTCCTTCACTATCTACTTTACGACCATGAAGATCCAATTACATTAGACATTGAAACAACTCAGCCTGGCACCCACATAGACATACTTGGTATAGCTGAATCTCCAATACATGGAATGTCTTTCAGATTCCTATCTAACAGAAAACCAACTATGTCCTTTGACAAAGAACTTGAGATGTGGAAGTTGCTTGCTAAAGTTCTTAGTGAAAAGCAAGTAATCATGCACAATGCTTGTTACGATATGGCAGTTCTATGGCATCACTATAACATTTACTGTGCTCATATGTTTGCTGATACAATGGTTGCAGCTCATGTAGCTTGGCCAGAAGTACCTCGCTCCCTTGGATTTATGGCAAGCATTTGCTTAAATGTTCCTCCATGGAAAGGTACTTCAGAATCAATGCCAATGCTGTATAACTGTGCTGATGCAGTAAACACTTATGGCGTCTGGAAAGTAATTGAGAAGGAGCTATACCGCCTTGACCAGTATCATATCTTTGAGCACGAAATGTCTCAGATTGAGCCTGCAGTTATGCTACAACTTAATGGACTTAAAATAGATCTGAAGACAAGAAAGGATCTTCTTGCTCAGATAGATACAGAACTTAAAGAACTTGGTGATAAACTTGAGCAAGAATTTGGGAAGACTATAAATATAAGATCTTCCAAACAACTTCAGGAATTACTTTATGAGGATCTTGGTCTTCCTATTCAGTACAAAAGAAGAAAGTCTGTAAATGATCCAAGAAAGAGAACAGCAGACGAAGAAGCTCTTGCCAAACTCGCAAGGACAACTAATAATCCTGTTCTTCTTGAAGTAATTAAGTGGAAAAAACTGGATAAACTCAAGAATTCCTTTGTTCTACTTAAAGACAAGAAGACAGGTTTGTCCAAAATATCTCCAGAAGGAAAGGTTCATACTTCCTATAATGTAACTGGAGCAACAATGCAGAAGATTAAGAAAGGACTTGTTATAGATGAAGAAGAATCATTTAGAAGCTTCGGAAGGTGGTCTTCAAGCAAATCAATTATTCTACCATACGGATCTGGAAACTTACAGAATATCCCAAAGATCGCTCGAACAATGTATAAAGCTCCTAAAGGATATGAGTTTATTCAGGCAGACTATATCCAAGCCGAAGCAGTTGTTGTTGCTTACATTATTAACGACAACAAATTAATAGCTCTGTTTGAACAAGCTTATGGTAAAGACAGAGAATATAGAAAAGAAAACTTTCTTGATGTTCACCTTCATACAGCATCAGATATGTTCCAGATACCATTAGTAGTTGTTACTAAACCTCAGCGAAAAATTGGCAAGACTCTTCGTCATGCTAATAACTATTCTGCCGGTCCTGCTGTAACAGCCCATCGCCTCGGCTGCTCCCTTCCAGAAGCTAAAAAACTTAACCAGATTTATCATAACATCTGTCCTCAGCTAAGCATATGGCATACTACTATTCGTAATAAACTGGCTAAGGACATGACTTTAACTAACTTAATTGGAAGAAGCCATAGATTTCTTGATCGATGGGGAGATACTCTATTCCGAAGTGCTTATTCATACATACCTCAGTCAACTGTAGGAGATCTCCTTAATAAATCCCTTGTTACATTCTATAAAAACTATGGTAAAGAAAGAATAATAGCTCTTCAGCTACATGATGCTATCTATATACTATCTCCACTTGGCCAGCATAACAGAGAGGAATCTATTGGTATGCTTAGAGAATGTATGACCTATCCTCTTGAATACCAAGGAGTAGAATTTATTATAGATGTTGACTTTGCAGCTGGGCCAAGTTGGGGAGAACTTGAAGAAATTTAAGAGGAGGATAAAATGATTTTAGTAAAACCAAGTTTTGAAATTATGGCTGTCAGTATAAATCCTTTACTGCTAATTGAGTTAGCAGGAAGAACTTGTTATAAATCTGAGGATAAGATTACAGACAATTCAGCAAAAACTTTTGTTGAAATGGTCACAAAACGAGGGCATCATTCTGTAATCGAACATGCCTTTGCTACAGTAAAGATTATCTGTGACCGTGGAGTTACACATGAGATAGTGAGGCATAGACTTGCTTCCTACTCCCAAGAAAGTACAAGGTATTGTAACTATAAAGGTGGAGTTACTTTTGTCATTCCGCCCTGGGTAGGAATTGTAGAAGGTGAGTATATAGGACTTCCTAGTAGTGATGAGCAGGTTAGGTACGGGGAAGCATCCTGCTGGTGGTGGAATAGCGTGTTTCATGCAGAGAGAAACTACAAGTACTTACTCAATACCGGATGGTCACCACAACAAGCCCGATCTGTTCTCCCAAATTCAACCAAAACAGAAATAGTGATCACAGCTAATGTCCGAGAATGGAGACATATTTTCACTCTCCGCTGTTCAAAGGCTGCACATCCGCAAATGAGAGAGATAATGATTCCACTACACCAAGAAATGAAAATACAGATTCCGGTGATCTTTGATGACATTAAATACTAAATTATTACCTTCATACAAATATCTTTATGAGCATGAATGGAGCTACGAGTTTGAACGTCTCCAAAGAGCAAGGCTTATTATGGGCCGTTTCAGATATGGTGCTCTTGGTGCTTTAAATAAGAAAAAATATGATAGGCTCACAGCTATAGAGAAAAAACTAAATGCATACAGAAAAACAGGCAATGATGAATTATTAGTTGACATAGCTAATCTATGTATTTGTGAGTTTGTTGAAGGCGAACATCCAAATAAACATTTTAAAACCTTACAAGAAAATGATGGAGTAGGTATACCAGGAAAATTATAAGTTCGAACAAAAATTATTCAAACTGAGCAGGAGCCAAGATGTCAAGAATACTGGGTAACTGGCTTGAGACATATAAAGAATATACTAAAGAAACAGAATCAGCTCCTATCTTTCATAAGTGGGTCGGAATTTCAATCTTAGCAGCAGCATTAAGTAAGAAGGTTTGGCTTAACCTTGGAAGAATAAAAGTCTTTCCTAATCTATATGTAGTTCTTGTAGCAGAGCCAGGGATTGCGCGCAAGAGCCAAGCTATTACCTATGGAGTTGAAGTTATGAATGAAATTGACTCCATTTTTATGTCTGCAGATGCTATTACCAAGGAGGCTTTGCTTCAAGATCTGGAATGTGCCAAGGGAACCTATGATGACTGCGGAGTTAACAGAGGATATTGTGCTCTGAATATTGTGTCAAAGGAGTTTGAGAGTTTTCTTGGTCAGAAGAAAGAGAACACAAAGATGCTGGTTCTTTTAACCGACCTTTTTGATGCTCATGAGGGACCTTGGAGATATAGGACAAAGGGAAGTGGAAATAATGTTATTAATAATGTTTTTCTTAATGTCCTTGCAGCTACAACTCCAGAATCCCTTGCAAGCTCTCTTCCAAGTGCAGCCATTGGAGGAGGTCTCACTTCCAGGATTATATTTATATGGGCTTCAGGTGGGCATAAGAAGATAGCTTATCCAGCATTTACACAAAAGATGCTTGATATGAGAGTTGCTTTAGTCCATGACTTAGCAATCCTTGCAAGAACAGCTGGGAATTATACTTTTAGTGCTGATGCAAGGGAGAGGTGGGAGAAGTGGTATAGCTTTTATAATGAAAGGAATCCAGAAAGAATCTGCAAAGATCCAGCATTTCATGGGTGGTACTCCAGAAAGCCAATGTTTATTCTGAAGATTGCTATGATATTAACTGCGTCTAAGACAAGCTCTATGAAACTTGAGTGGAAAGAAATTTATGAAGCTGTTGAAGTTATAGTTGAAGCTGAGGAGCTGATGGGAAAGACATTCTCTGCTATTGGGAGAAGTGATGTAGCACCTGATGTTGATTTAGTTAAAACTGTTATAAGTCAACATGGTTCTATCAGTGAGAAGCAGCTACTTCAAATAGTTTGGAGAGATGTAGATTCTAAGAAGTTTGATAATGTAATTGATACTATCTTGAAGAGTGGGGAGGCTATAAGGAGCTATACTGGCCCAAAGGGGCAGAAGGGAATTTGGTATTATTCACCTATGGTTTATAAAGATACTTTTAGAAAGGAGAAATAAGATGGGAGAAATCAAAGAAATGGAAGGCGAGGTTCAAGGCCTTCCAGAAATGCGAGAACACTATATTGCCCTCTATAGAAAATCAGGGAAAGGAATGCCTTGGCTCTGTACCTGGGCGCTTTCTTTTTCTAAAGAGGGAGCTATAGAAAGCCTACCGAGTGGATTACTTTGGGATGAGGTACGGCTTGTTCGTATTGTTCTTCCAATTTAGCACATAGTAAATTAGACTTTTAGAAGGTAACAAAACAAATAAAATCTGGGCTACCAGCAGAGGAGGATTTCAGCCTCATTATATTACTAAGGCATGCATGGTAGCCCAGAAGGTTATTTATCTTTGTTTTTACTAGGAAACAATAAACCAGCAAGAGAATCAATTAAACCTGATAAAGGTTCATAGAACAATTCAATGTTCTGCCATGTTTCTTTCTGTCCGCCGGTTGATACAGATGAAATAGCTTTAATTGTCTGCTCAACGCCGTCTTTAACAAAGGCTTTTTTCTTAACACCTTCACCATCACCAAGAAGTTTCTCTGCCATAGTAATTAAATTTGTAAGCAGAGGTAATAACTGCAATGCAAATAGCCAATTGGACATAATCATTTTCCTTTCACTGTTTTCAGGGCTGTTAATAAACCTCCTACAATCATTAATTGTACGTCCTTAACCATCCATCCAACTACAATCAAAAGACCGAGTATGATTAAGGTATCATTGTCGATTAGGTCTTTGAATACTTCTTTCACGTTATTCTCCTGTAATAATTTTGAAATTAATCGGCACTGAAAATCTTCCAGCTGGAATCCAGAAGTTTTCTGATACCTCGTTTGAATTTTCTGAGCACAGATATTCAGTCCCACCTTCCTCTTGAGGAACATCCCCGCAGGCCCGCAAAACGAAGTATTTCAGCACATGAGTTCCCTGGTCTCCAACCACATTGACAGTTTCAGGGCTTGAATAGATAGGCCCGGCAACACCGGAATCATACGCTATGGTAGCTATCTCTGTGAAATCCCCACCTGAAGAATCACCCCAGAGCAGCTTCCATTCTTTTAAGTTCGTAGTGTCTTCCTGCGCCCACTCAAAGGTTAGGATTTTGCTGGTTTCGGTAGCCCATGCAAAACTCGCTATTGCCAAAAAACAAATTACCATAATCATTGTTAGCTTTTTCATTTTAGTCTCCTTTAGGATAGTCTTTTACCTGAAGTGTTTTGCCATTCAGTAATATAATATTGAGACGGTATATCATCCCAAACAGGTAAAGGGTGATACGGAACATATGGAACATACTGAGGATATGGTTCAGGAAACACCTCAAGCAAAATCCGTTTTAGTTTGTGAACCTCTTCGACAGAAAGTTTAATTACCCTCTCGCCAATTTGTAATTCCGTGCCATTGATTTTTATTTCTTTCATTTCAGCCTCCTTTAAAGTTTTATTTCCTCAACAAAAAACAATTCTGTTTTGAGCACTCTAACCCATTAGCACACTTATCGCCTTGCCTCGCCTACTCGGGCAGTCTTTTTCAGTTCCTGCCATTCCTCACAACTGATTTCTGAATTTTCCCATATCGAATGACAGTCCTGGGCATGATTTGTAGGTTGCAAAATCCCTATGCCCCTTCACATTCTTAACCGGGATATTAAATACTTTCATAAGACTTCGGACTAATTTCAAGCCAAGCGTCCACATCTCATGTTCAGGTTTATAAAGGTCAAAGTTTCCGACAAAACAAATGCCTATTGAGTTATGGTTCATACCCCTACAGTGAGCACCAGCCTTATCAAGCATCCTACCCACAAAGACTTCATAGTGGTTTTTTCTTAGTACTTTGGCTTTATTGTTGTTATTACTGACAAATTCAATTCCGAAATGATAACCAATGTCATCCCATTCAAGAGTATTTATGTGGTAGTTTCTAATAGCCTGCCAAGATACTGTGCCACTGTCCTTAGTCAAGGAATGATGTAGGATTATGTATTCGGGCTTAATCATTTCTTGTTGTTTTCCATGTATTGTTCTATGCGCCCTAAAAGATTAGCTGTTTTTATCCGTTCTTCATTCGTGGTAATAAGATTCTTGCTAATCTTGTCCAGCCTACTATTAATTCCAGCTAATTCTTTTTCTCTGTCTGTTTTACAGTTCTCGATATTTTCTTTTGATTCTTCCACAGTTAAATAAATTTGGCTTCCATTTTTTGGGTCATATAATTCTTTCTTTTTAACGAGGTTTCCATAAACCTTGCCAGCACCAAAGAAAGAGCCCAACATGGTTATACCGGCTCCAATCCACTTTACGAACAATCCTATTTGATTTTCTGGCATATTTTACCTCTGTTAACACTTCCAGGTTTCTGCTCTCATTCGCCTTATACTGGTTATAAGTCAGTTAGATTGTTGTGAGTTTTAAAAAGCCCATTAAATCCCGCACACTTTAGCAATTCCAGCTACAGTAATTCCATTTATCTTAGCTGGATTTGTTACCCCGCAGATTTTGCCGGTCCAGCCCCCAGCCTGATACTCAAAAGGCCCGATTGTGCATGTAGAGCCGGACCTCGCATTTCCGATAATATCTGTTGTGGGAACATTGGCATCCGATAACGGCCCGATACCGGCGCCAGGAAGATCGTTGTCAAGCGGTGTGAAGTCACCATTGGAATAATTATTGAAGTTCGCTGCCCAGTCAGTCGCCCCAGATGTCCATTGAATATTGCCGGTACCGGAAGAAGTGTCCGAATCATCACCGACACAGTAAGTCAAACCCGAAACGCCATCCCAGTCGTCTCTATTGTTGAAAGATATTGTATTTTTTATCGTTGCCCCGGTACCATTATCCTTTATGCCGTCAACAGCACTTGCCCCGGTAGCTATACAATTATAGACCATGCAGGAATTATAACTGTCAAGCATGAAACATCGTCTGGGAGCATTGGCTACAACGTTTTCAATAACAACATCAAGGTTAGAATCGTCTACATCGATACCTTGCAAATAAACAGAATTGGTCGGATCAGCTTCTAATACACAGTTTCGAACCGTTAGCGATTTTCCGGCATCTGCCGTGCCGCATCCTATACAGCTATAAATAGACCCGGAACTTGTTGCGTCAATAAAAAATTGTACTCCATCAATCGTAACGGTTTCATTGTTTACAACAATTATGTCTTCATCAGTATTTGACCTTGTATATGAGTTTGAAATGTTCTCAAAAATACCATTATGTCTCGCTAAATTAGTTCCATCAGGCAATGATATCGGACAATAAATAAAAATAGCATCAGCGTTCCAGTTTACAAAATTTATTTTTCCTGAATCTCTCGACACCCACGGACCAATAATTATACCATATTCAGTGTTACCTGAAGATGAATTCGAAGCACGATCTGCGGCCCATGCAGACATGGAGGTGTATCGCCGGGTAGAATACTTACTATCCCGATTGGCCTGAGACGTTTCACCTGCCCATAATTCGGTGCCGTCCCAATAATCATCATCAAGAATTATTGCTGAGTATACATCTGCCATTAACTCAATTCCACATAGGTTGCATCAGGATTAAAATAAAGAACAGTCGCACTCTCCATCCATCCTATTATTCTGACGATAGCCGAACTTGTTGTAGGGGCCGTGTCAGTCAGGTTTCCTGCAGTCTCAGATAAATACATTTCATCGGCAGCAGCCAACGTTCCGTCCCACTCATCCGTTGAATCATCCCTGATGTATCCTCTTTGGAGAAACACACCGGTAGCATCCGCGCTTATCGCTGCCGTTGCCATCACGATCTTTCCTTTTGCGGTGGCCTCAGCGCTGGCGTCTGTTTTCCAGTACTTTCCGTCTGATTTAAGATAGCAGGTTTCAAATATGGCTAAGTTTTCGCCCGCGGTTCCGGTAAACACTTCCCCATTCCAAGTGTGATCATCCGTTGGTGATGGGTCGAACACGATAGATTTTTGATTGAGGTCGAGATTGCCGCCTAATTGGGGCGTAAGGTCTTCAACTACGTTCGAGAGAACTTCATCAAAAAACGCAAACCTTTTCCATGTCTCAGCCAATTTTACCACCCTTTACATTCATTAGCTTCTCATTACCCTTGTCAATATAAGCAGTCTTTGCCATATCCACACATTGATGCTGAAGTAAACTGAGAACTAAATTAATATGAGTTAATGGCATCTGAGAAGCAGCAATCATCTCTTCAATCCTTCTAAACAAGAGAACAACTTTTGGCTCAAGAGTTTCTTCATAAATCTTAGCCAGTTGCATCATCTTCTGAACTTGTTGATCTCGCTGTGCTTTTGCTGCTTCAATCTGCTCAGGGGTAGGCCCGCTTTGGGCCTGTTTCCCCTTAACCTTTACCGCTTCCCCCCTCTTTTTCTTAGTCATTACTATTATTCTCCTTCGGTACAGATATAAACGCAGGCGTCATCTGTTTGCCACACGAACATTCCTACGGCTGCCGTCAGCGCTGTTTTAGCGGCGTCATCGGCAACGATGTGCATCAAGGCGTCCTGGATCTGTTGGTTATTAAAACTGAACGCGGCAGCGGCTCCACCAGACAGGGCGGCCATTGTCTCGGCATAGCTCAGACCCTCAATGGTATCCTCATCCGTGAATCGTGCAAAATCGTTGGCCACCGGAGTTCCGCTGGTATCGACACCCGAGGCAAGCGCACCAATATCGCTCAGGACCTCAGCCCCAGTCCTATAATCCACATTGCCTGAAGCATCCCAAACCAGAAATTTGTCAACATCTTCACCAGCATTGACACAGGTTTTCATTGTAAGCGTACCATCAGCAGCAATTTTGATAGCATCAACCTCGCTCGCTGACCCAATACTTCCGGCATCAGCAATAATCAAGTCTTCCATTGTTACAACTTGACTATTGAAGTCAAACCCTGCACCAGCATGGCCAGTTAAAGCTGCCAATACATTTGCTGGTGAAGTCGCGACAGGCGTATTATCATCGGTAGCATACAAAAAAGTATCTGCATCGAACAGGGCCTTTGTTACAACATCATCCTCAAATGCTAATTTTTTCCAAGTTTCAGCCATTTTCTTTCTCCTTTAAAATTAATAAGTTAAACATCAATACAAACATACACAGATTTATCACCACTGTTATAAAACATTCCTCCCTCTATTGCATCAATCGCAGCCTCAGAGGGAGTTAATACCAATTGTGACAAAGTTGTAACTCCATTATCACCAAGAGTAACATTATCCAACCATTCAGTTAACTCCGTATAATCAGCATCTGTTAAATGGTAATACTCATCAACGGCTCCTCCTTGTAACCCAGGAAGCAGATTATGATCAGTAATATTACCACCTTCTATCTGAATATAAATAGGATCTGCTTCTGTTATAGTTACATGAATATTATCAGACATTACACAATCCTCCTTGTAATATCAGTATGAACCTCAAACCTATCTTTAGTTACAGTTCTAATTACTCCTGTATTCTTTTTTATCTGGATGTCATACCAGTACTCTCGTGGCGGAACATCTGTATCATCATCACTAAGTGCTATAGATGACACACCTCCAGTTGGATTAGTATGTACAGTAATATCTTTTGATATCACAGCATCATCATCAGCATCTTCCTCATTTTTCTTTACAGTAAAAAAGATTGTCCATCCAGTAATATCAATAGCATCTCCATTCTCATCTGTAAAATAGAGTACCTTTGTCCAATCATCTCCTCTGTAAGTTTCAAGCTGAGTCATAATAGACTCCTCTACATTCTTGGTCTATCAAGGGTTATAACAATAATACTGTCTGCTGTATAAACTCCTTCACTGAAATCAAGAGCCAGCTGAATAATATTACCTCCAAAGTAGCTTGGTACTTGATCACCTACAGCAACAGCAATCCTGTGAAATACAACTGGCCCAGTAATACTACCATCTCTTAATATACACTTATCAGCAGCACCTGTTGCTACAAAGTGTATTGAGTACACAGGAACTCCTTCTTTATGAAGCTTCCATGTATCACTCCATAGCCAATCATCATCAATATCTGTAATATTAAGAACTAACTTGCTTCTTACAAATGTATTTGCCATCTTCTTCTCCCTTCAGTTTGAACAATTATTTATCAAACTTATTCTTGTGACAGATTCCACATAACAACTCCACCACTCATAATACAGCTTATATTAAGTATCATATCTTTATCTTCTGGAAAAGCAGAAGACAATAAATATATTGTACCGATACCAAGTAACTTTACAATAACTAATGATTCATTACTTTTAAATAAAGGATTTAGTTCAGTATCATTTCTTATATAATCTATAGACTGTGCTGTATCTACTGCTTGTAACCCAATAAAAGTTGAGAATTTAGCTTTGTCTGATACACTCCAACCAGCACATCCTTGTACAGTAATAAGCATAATAGTTATTATAAAATATCTCATTATTCTCTTCCAGGAACACTAAATAAGTACTTAATCCAAGACGGAAATTTTCCTTCTTCGTAAATTGCTGGTATATCATCATTACTGATTCTCATTGCTTTGTTAGCCATTTGTGGAACTCCTCGTGTTGATCCAAGCCAGTTCTTTAAGAAGTTAGTAACAATAAACTCTCTGTCTTCTTCCTCTTCATCTTTCCAGTCATTATATGATTCAATAGCAGCTCTTGTAATTGGAGATGTTGCAAGAGTTGGTTCTGTTCTGCTATGAACAAAGAAAGGAACATGAGCTGTATGAGGCATTAAGTCAACTCCAAGATATGCTCCGCCTGTTACAACTGCACCTACAAGCAAGGACTCCCGCATGAACTGCCTAACTATAGAGTTTCCAAAGTAATCCCTCTGGCTACCAAGAGCATCTGCAATCAGGTTTCTTTTAAGTTCATTCTCAGCACCTTTAACAAATCTTCTCACATCAGTTAGTTGACTTAAAGCTTCTCTAATCCCATCCTTTTTAATAATAGTCTTTCCTTCTTTCCAGGCCAACTTAACAGCCTTACCAGTTTTCATGGCTGTTATAAGCCTGCGTTCCATGATCTTGAAAGCTGTGTTCTGGAATAGGAACAAAGCTCTAATCTTAGGATGCTGCATCCATGCAGGATTCAGTGGGCCACTCAGGAAGTTATTATTCAAGACTGTATTATAAATTCCAAAAGTAGCTTGCTGCGCAGTCATACCCCTTTTTGCTGCCATTTCCATTGCAGTATTAAAAGAAACTGACCTGTCCCAAGCTTCAATTGCTCTAATAGGAACTGATCCAGGTTTATTTATTCCAGCAAGAATTCTATCAAATGCTCCAATATAAGATTGACTCATTATTGCTGGAAGTTCAAGGTCAGCAATGTTGTTTAACAGCCTACCCTGATGCAAGTAGGTATGAGCCATATCATCAAGTAACTTTTTCTTTCCTCCCTTAATACCAAACTTACTGTAAATAGCTTTCACTTCAGGGCTGTTCCGCCATAACCTGGAAGCCATAATAGCTGAATCAAGTGTGTTATCCATACCAGATTTAAATCCAAGTGTTGAGTAGGTACCAAGCAGTTTGAATACATGCTTAAAGGCAACACTTGGTGAGAACGCAAGAAGCCTCATTACCTCAAATGCTGAATAAGTATTAGCTAACTTATTTCCTGTAGTTCCTGGATGCGGAATAGAGGAATCTTTTAGTCTTTGAAAGAAATCAGTTAGCTCTGCTGAAGCACGAACCGTGTTGCTCTTGCTTAAAGCATACCAGCTGTTATTATTTCCTCTACCCCAGAACCTTGTCCAGCCAAGTCTTCTCTCAGCATCAGGTATATATTGCTGCATATTTGTGAATATATCTGGTACCATTTGCTGACTGAACATAGTCCTACCATGAAACTTAGTAAATGGGTAAACATCACTTGCTGCAATATCAAGAGACTTCATAATAGCTTCAGCATCTTTAACATTCCATGCTGGATGCTTGCTATGCTGAATATAAGGCCTGTGCTCTATAGTATCAATACGAGCTTCTTTCATTCTTTCAGCATATGTATTATGAAACTTTTTAATTTTTGATACTGCAACTTTCTCCTCTGGAGTTAACATATCCTTAAGCCACGGGCGATGGACAAAGTCAGCTGTGTCTTCAGCAGCATAACTTATCCTCGAAGTAGAATACTTACTTGCAAGATCTTTCTCAACTACTGAAAGCTCACTGAGAAATTGTTTATACTTCGGAGCAATTTGCTCCTTTGCTACTTCAAGTTTAGCTATTTCATTTCTCAGCTTATCAACCTTCTCAGCATACTTCTTAGCAACATTTGCTTTCCTTGGCTTTTTTGTAAGTATCTTATCCGCAAGCTCATTATACTTAATCAGCTTTGACTCAATAACTCCGGCTGCTACAGCAGCTCCGCTATGCTTCTTAGCCAGTGGCTCCATTGCCTTAACTATTTCTTTATAATTACTTTTAGTAGAAAGGCCTGGAACTTCTTTAAGTATATTCCTCACAACCTGAATTGAATTAGCACTATTAGAATGATATGCTGACATCATATGCCCAAGCTCTACTGCAGGAGAATATCCTTCCTTAAAAAAGATTTTACTAAATCCATATGGAGTAAAGAATCTACCAATTCCAAGCGGAAGAGATTTAACCCTTGTAACAGCTGCTTTAACTCCGCCTTCAAGATTCTTTGTAACTTCCTCTGACATTCTGATGTGCTTAGCAAAGTTCTCAGGTTTTAACTCAGTAGCTCCCTTTTCAACAGGAATCCCAAAAGCACCTACCTTCTTTAGCTCTGCTCCAACAGCGGCTTTGTACCCTTCAATTCCTCCATAATGAGTAAGCATTTCCTTGCCTACTTCCTTAATAAACTTCTGCCCTGGCTTCCACACAGCACTTGCAATACCTGCTTCTGCTTCATCAGGAGATGCCATTAAGAAAGCAGACATTCCAGTTACTCCAAGACCAATAACAGCTATTGTTTTAAACAAGTTGTCAGAAGGTTTGCCTGTTCCTTTAAAAGATTTACTAATCTCATCTGCACCTTCTTCAAAGATCCCTCCACCAGTTGATTCATTTAGCCCAGTATATTCATTATGAATAGCTTTGATTTCTTCTTTTGTAAGAACATCTTTTTTAAGGAGATCTGTTGCAGGTATATCAGTTTCTCTATAGCCTTTAACTCCTTTTACTTTTCCTTGAATATCACGCTCTATCTCAAAAGGATCAAGCTTCTTAGTTCCAGCAATAAGCCCTTCTTCCTTTAGAATATTATATCTTCCTTTCATATAAACTTTTCTAAAAGCAAGCTTTTCATCTTTGCTATAACCTTTCTCAGATTTACCAGCAATCTCAGCAGTTCCAAACTTAGGATCAACTGGAGCAGATGGAACTTTCTTCTCAGATACTACCTTAATTTCTTTAGGAGCCTTTGTCACTTTTCTAGCTCTAGTTCTTTCAATAATCTTCTGAGCTTCTTGAGCTGCTTCAAGCTCCTTAGCTCTCTGTACTCCAGCAACAATTCCTCTTGCTTTTCCATCTGCAAGTGTCTCCTTAGAAAAGTACAAAGCAGCATCAGTCATTTCATCATCAAATCTTGAAAAGGTATTAGCTGTTTCTCTTCTTACTCTTTCAGCTTCTTTCTTAGCAGCAACTTTACCTAAAGCTTTCTTTCTAATTCCTTCAAGGGTTCTCCTTGACTCTGTCCTTCTTGCAATAGTTGCTTTCTCAGCTTCAAACCTTGTATTAAATAAATCCCTTTTAGTATCTCGACTTAATGACTCAAACAGCTTATTAGTTTCTTCAACTGAAAGAGCTTCACTCCTTAATGCTTTATGGTAGTCAATTATGTTTTCAGCTTTAGGTGCTCGAATCAGTCTGTCATAAGCTTCACCCTTTACAATTCCTGCCCTTGCAAGCTTAAACATCTTACCAGTTGCTTTAGATGCTCCTCCCAGAACAGCACCTCCAGCAAGTAACTCTGCTCCCATCTTCTTCCAGGTGCCTTTTCTTGCTTTTCCCCAATCAGTCCTTCCAATTGCATTAGCTGCATAGTCAAACAACTTAAATTCTGGAATAGCCAGTATAGCAGCAGCTGCAACTCTTGCTCCAGGAAGAGGAATAGCTGCAGTAATACCAGCACCAATTGCTCTTCCCAGTGCCATACCTGCAGCCTTCTTCGCAAGTATCTTTGTTCCTACATGACCAAGTGCAGCAAATCCTGCTCCCATTGTAGCTGCTTCAACTGGACCAGTAGAATACTCACCTTCTGCCTTTCTTGAAAGAATTCTATCTTTATACTGATCATAACTTACAGCACCGAATAACTCACCAGGAAGTTTCTTTATAGTTGTATCTTCTCCAGTCAGTCCAAACAAATTAGTGATTGAAGTGTCTGCAAGTAGTTTCTGTTGATAAGCTTCAGCAAGGCGTGGAGCCTTATCTCCTCTTGGACTAAGCATTAAACTTCTTGCTGTTTCAGAAAGTATCTCCCCTGCATCCTTTCCTCTATGTCTTGGATCAGCTAAGCTTTTACTATATGCTGCAAAAAGCTCAGTACCAAACCCTGCCATAGCACTTCCTTTCTTTGCAGCTGCCTCATCATAACCTTGAAACTTAGTAACATATTTAGAAAGACCTTTAGGTTTCTTGCTGTATGGATAGACCATCTCAGTAACAGCATCAACCTGCTTAGCTATCTTACCAGGACTGGCAAGAAGATCTTCCTTCTTTCTCTCCGCAGCAAAGTCTCTTTCTATCTCATTATATAAAAGCTGTCTGAAGATTCCCATTAGTCTTCTTCCATAACTCTCTTATAAATGCGTTTCTTTTTAAGTGCTCGTCTCCAATCACCTGGAGTATAAATGTCCTCTGCACCAAATATACTTTCTTCAATTTCTCTCTGTTTCTTCTGCATCCTATATTTATCAGTTAATAGCTCTTCAAAAGACTTCTGAGGAGCTACCTCACCTCTGGAGACACTTGGTAAAGCAGGAGTTTGTGTAGCCACTCGACTAGAACCCTCACCACCTGTTGTTAAGCTTACTGGAGTTTTGTACTTCTGCTGTAAATAATTAAGAAAAGAAGATGCTTCTGATTCTGCAGCTTCAGTACTATGTCTTCCAGTAATATCAGCGCCAAGTGAACCAGCTACTCTTGATTGCTCTACTCCTCTATCAGATGCATAATTAGACGCAGCAGCACTTATCCCTGCTACTCCAAGAGCTTTTGATTTATTGACATACTCTCCAGGTAATCCAACTGACCCATAGAATTGCGTCTGCAATCCTTTCTGTATATCAGCAATAACAGCAGCTCTAACATCTGGAGAAGCATTTCTTGGTAAATGCATTGCTATATTGCTAAGATCCTGGCCATAGTGTGCTTCTCTTTTAGCTTGAGCAATCTGAGCATCAGTTAATGCAGGTCCGTCTATACCTCCAAACCAATCATCTATCCACTTCTTTCTCTTCGGGTCATACCTAGGCATAACATCCTCCAGTTTGATTAAATATTATTCAAACTTATTAACCACATCCTCCTGATGGAGTCTCAGAATAACTATGAACTTCTCTACACTCTCTACCTACATTTTCCTTAGTTACATCATGAGAATAAGTTTTTACAAACTGATCTGAAATACTTTCCTGACCAGACCAACTTCTTGAATCACTTCTTCCTTCAGAGTATCCAATGTGAGCAGACGCACTTACTGCTGTCATTGCACTTGAAGAAAGTTGAGCAAGTATTTTTGCTCCAGACTCTGTGGTTCGATTATTCAGTTCATATTGAGCAAGTAATGTCTGTACTTGAATCTCAGCCTCTTTCAACGATATTTCAATCTGAGATTTAGCTTCTTCAATTTTTCCAAGATAGGCTTTAACTATAGCATCTATCTCAACAGCATATTTTTGAGTATCAGCTTTGAAAATTTCAACTTTAAGCTCTTCCTCTTTAGCTGTAAGTTCACCTGCTGCAATAGCTGCAGTAATATCACTCTTATACTTTTCTACCATTGCAAGGAAAGATTGAACTTCTCCTTTGTTCTTTTCAACTTCAATCTGTACACGAGCAATTTCAACATCAGCCTTTGATTTATACCCTCTTACTCTAGCATCATAGGCTTCAGCTTGAGCCATGTACATCTTAACTTTTTCAGTCTCTCCAGCAAGTTGAGCTTGGTAAGCATTATATCTTGCAACCAGTGCTTCATTCTTTGCTTTAAAGGCTTCAACTTCTACAGCATAACCATCAATCTTTGTTTTATTGATCTGGGCCTTTATTGCAGCTCCATTCATTTGAGCATTATAAAGATCAACAAGTGCATTAATGCCAGTTATCTGTGCTTTATAGATTTCTACATTAAGCATTTGGATTTCAGCAGCAACTTTAACCCCTTCAATTTGTGCCCTATAAAATTCAGCCTTTGCAATCTCAGCTCTTATCTTAGCTTCAAACACAGCAAAATAAGTTTTATAGGCTTCAAGTTGAGCCATGTACAATTTAACCTTAACATCAAAAAGGATAACTGCGTATTCTACTGTATACTTAGCAGCATCAAATGCTCTTTGCTGTAAGCTATTAGTATGATCCATTAGCTTACCTTCATAGGCAATTCCCTGAGCAATTATGAAGTGTGTATTTTCCTGAGCAAGTTTGCTTTCTTGTACCAAGATATCATTATTAAGATCCGTTTCAGCCTGAAGGATTATGTTTCTGATTACTTGAATATCAGAAGCTAAAGCTCCAGGAGGTTGACTATGTCCTCTTGAGGAAAAGTAGTTAAGTGCCTCATTATACATCTTCTCTGTTTTAGTTGCCTGACGAGCTATTGCTCTATCATAAATGGCTTGTTCTACATCAGCACCAAGACCACTTCCTCCTGCAACAAGATCACCAGATAATTTCTCTTCAAGAGCCGCAAGTAAATCACTGTTATACATTACTTCATTCCAGGAGAACATTGGCTCAGGAGCCTCAGCAGTAAATACTGGCTCAACTCCTTCAAATGAAGGCATTGTGAAGTCAGGAGGCCCAGGCACAACAAGACTTGAAGGAGATGGAGTATTGGGTAGATCAGGTATATCTGGCACAAGAATAACAATTTCATCTCCTAGAGGAGCTTCCTTTGTAAAGATTGGCCAAGCCACATCTGGAAGATCTGGTATATTCAGAATAGGCTCTGTTGCTATAAAGTCAGGAGGATCTCCTATGCTAGTCTCTATATCTTCCATTACTGGTTTTTCTTCAGTAAAGACTGGAAGAGTAATTGGAATTTCAGATACAGTTATTCCGCTTGGTGCTGAAGGATTTATTCCATCAATACCAGCCGGATCAATATCTGCCATATCAATAGCAGTCCATGGAACAATATAACTCTGGTTTTTCATAACTGTAATATAGTCAAGTGATGAATTCCATGCTTCAGTAGCAAATGCAAGACACTGTGCAAATCTATCATTTACAGTTGTTCCAGCTGAACTTATTTCTGCTGGCTGAGTTATTACTCCAGGGTCAGTGTCTGATCTTATTATTACCATTACTATTCCTCCACTACAAGTTCTGTAGTTTGTCTTGTTTTAACTTTATCTGTTTCTGTTGTAACTTTAAAACATCTGAAATGCCCTGAGCATATTAATGGTTCTCCATCAGGCTCAAGCATTAAACCTCCTTCCTGACTTTCATCTGGGATGTTATGCCAGTTAGTTTGGTAACCTTCTTCCCATCTATCAAGTCCATTGAAGAACTCTTCAGTTGGAACAATAGGATCAAAATCAACTTCTACTATCTTTTCAAGAGTTTCACTATTCCAAAGTTGGTACTTAACTTCAACAGATTCATATGAGATAGAATCAAGAAATGATAAGTTTAAAGCAATCCAACCTGCCTCTTCCCACCATCTAATAAAGCTAATACCTAAGTACTCTTCTCCAAATAACTCTACTCTTTGATTATTTATAATAAGAAAACTTTCATACTCTTCATGGCTATCGCTATCACTATTAGTAGTGTGAGTACATGCACTTTCATCAGGATCAGGCATTCCAATATAATATTCTGGGGAAAATGACTTACCACACGGAGTTCCTGTTCTAGTATAATCTGTGTAAGATAATGAATAACTGCTAGAATATCTTACAAGTGCAGCATATTTTGACTCATTTTCTGCAACACTTGCTACTATATAATATAATTCTGATTCGTTTTCTCCAATTAAGTATGAATTTAACTCACCATAAAAAAACTTAGTGTACGTTGAGAATGGGTATTGGGAATAATCATACCCAAGATTTTCAACACTCATAAAATTATCATAAGTAAGAATTGTATTGTACACATACCAATCTCTTGCATCAGCAACAGTTCTATATTGAACACCGGACTTACTGCTAATATATGAGCCATCACCTAAAAACCTTATACCACTTACCCAAGGATAATCCCATTGATCAGCATATGTCATTATTCCACCTTCTCCAATAGGAACAAGTAATTTAATTGCTTTATCCTTAGTAGTTACAGTTATTCCTGTATTAGCGCTTTCTCTATGAGAATAAGTATCTACAAATGATCTTTTAACTCCTCTTATTTGCCCAGTACTACTATCCCTTGGATCATAATACTCACAGTGAATTTGAGATTCACCACCATGTTCATATAATGTTTCAGTTATATAAACAGTAAAAGCTCTTTCAGATCCTTCTAATCCTATTGCACTAGCTTCTGGAACCCAATTCATAAGCTTTTCTTCAAACTTAGTATCCTGAGATATATCATAATAAATCTTTGATTCATCAATAAATACTATTTTATCAAACGGCTTTCCGCTGTGTGGATAAGAAAGCTCATCTAATGGATATGGGTTAGCTAATGAAACATAATCAACAGGATTATCAAATCCTCTGTAATAACCTCCTACATAATAATCATCTCCTATTGCTACATATTCTGCCCACCCAGTACCTAATTTCCAATCTGAAAAATGAAATGGGTAAACTATATCAGAATTCCTACTTTCTCTCTGCTCTAAGAACCACTCTTCCCAATCATCAATGAAACTTGGATCGTCTGTATCTGCTCTATAAGGATTAAATGGATAAATTGGATGAGGATTAATTACATTATCTGTAGGAACAAACTTATATCCACCAAGTTTACCATCTGTACAAAGTACATAACCAATTTGCTGGCCAGTTGAATTGTAAGCTTCAAAAGCAATCAAGTATTTTGTTTCTTGTTCTTGCTTAACCTTTTCCTCTTCACTTTTTAGTACAAGTCTTCTCTTTTTCTCTTTAAATGGGATATTAATATAAACAGTATCTTCTCCAAACTGACTGTTAATTAAATATTTATTCGGTTTATCAAGTCTAATATGATCAAGTTCAAGAACATTATTCTCTTTCAGTACATCAAGATCTGACTTAGCTTCACACATAAGTCTCTTTGCTTCAGGGCTTCCAACATCCCCTTCAATAAGATACTTAATACCATACATATTAACAAGTTTAGGCATTATCTCTCCATACCAGAGACTATAAATAGTCCACTCAGATCATCAATACTAAAGTCAGCTCCGTCTACATTCTCAATCCTAATCATCCAGTAGTCACCCTTTTGAAAGCTTGTAACTGAAAGCGGAGTTCTGTGCTCCTTTTGTCCAAGTACTTTTGGAGTAAAGCTATAATTTTTATAGTCTCCATCATCACACTTTGTCTTAATTAAAAGAGATCCTGATGCTTCAAGGCTTACATAAAGCCGCCGTGGTTTCTTCTTAGATATAATTCCAAAGTTGCTGAGTACTGTTTCAATAACTGAATAGATGTATGCTCCATTATCAGTCTCAGCATCAAATAATGAAAAGATTCCATCTCTGTTAGCTCCAATAGGAACTCCATTCATTACAGCCATACTATTAAAATTGAAGCCACCATATTGGCTTAAAGCAATTCTCTTTAAATTTAATCTAGCTCCAAATCTGTCATCAGCCATTAGGCCCACCTGTCATATCTAAGTATATAGTCAGTAAACCTTGATCTATAAGAAATACTTCCGCCTCCATTACCATCACCTCCATATCCCTCACCAGCCATTATTATAGCTGGAAGCATTGCATCAAGTGTAGCATGAACAAGTGATTCACTCAGGAAGTTATCTTCATCTCCAATAATTGCTGGAACCCTTGCATCAAGTTTACTACCAGCTCTCCTTCCAGATGCAATACATCTAATCCCTGGAAGATGCTTATCAAGAGTTATAACTGTATCACATGAAATAACTCCTTCACACTTTAAAACAGGAATATCTTTATTAAGTGTTGCTCCAGGGCCACCACTTCCAGTTGCAATACAAGTAACTCCTGGGAGCTCTTTATCAAGCCAGCATAAAGTAGGCCCACTTGCTGTTGCTTCACAGCTAACAGTAGGAATCTTTCTATCAAGTCTTGATCCACAATATGCTTCACATCTTATCCCGGGAAGCATCCTATCAAGCCTTCCAACTGTTACTGAGCCAATAACACCTTCACACTCTATAGCTGGTAGTTCTCCTTCAGCAATACTTCCACCATATGCTTCACAACTAATAGCTGGTAGCTTTGCATCAAGACTTAAACCTGGAGAAATAGATGCTTCGCCAATAACAGCTGGAAGAGAAGCATCAAGACTACAATGGACAAGTTCCATTCCTGTTGCTTCACATTCTATAGCTGGAAGAACTCCAATAACTGATGTTGATTGTCCTCCAGCAGCTTCACATTCAATCTCCCCAAGAATACCATTACAGTAATTACCAGCATCTGCACTTTCTAAAATAAGATTCTTCCATGATCCGTGCACTGGAGGAAGATCTTTAGCAAGTATTGTTATGCTAGTATATCCAACACCAGCAATTATTCCACCAAGAGTACCAAGCCAATAAGTATCTGGATTAAAGGCCCCACCTAATCCAAAGTTTCCAGTGTCTCTATAAATAACACAGTCTGCAAACTCTACGCTATTAATAGTAGGAAAATAAGAAGATGCTCCAATCTCAAAACTTATAATCAATCCATTAGTTATATCAAGAATGTAATCAATTGGATCAGATGTTATAACACCTGTGCTGCCACTAACAGTTACAGAAGTACTTCCACTGAAATAGACTTGTTCAGCAACATCATCTTTGAACTCATAAGTAGCTTCTGAACCTGCTGAACTGCACACACCAACTGCGTCAAGATACAAGCTATTAGCACTATAATAACCTATAGATATAGTAAATTGACCTGTAGTACTAAGCAATAAGCTTGGAGGTATCCACACTCTATAAGTATAACCTGATCCATACTTATAATCATTAAAGATACTACTATCATAAGGCCCAAATATGTCAAAAGACATAACTTACTCCTTACGCACCATACTGATAAGGAAAGGTCAACTTAAAGCTGTCAATGGTATAAGTATTTCCAAGTGTAATACTCGTGCTTGCCATATTTAAATCAGCTCCACTTGTTCCAACACTTCCATCAATTCTAGGAAGGATTGTACTTGCTCCGCCAGCATCAGTCGCATTAGCATAGAATCTGAACCATCCAGCAGTACCTGATGCAGCTGCAACACCTGACCAAACTTCACCATCACATTTCTCAAGATAACCATCAGTTTCATCACCAAACTCAAGGCCATTACCTTCAGCTCCAGCAACCCATGCACCTGAGCTAACAGTAAACTCACAGAGCATTGTTCCACTGTAAGCTGTATCAGCATTAGCAGGCTGACTTCCAGAGTAGATCCTAAGAATGCCATTTCTCATAACATCTTTCATTGATCCACCATTAGCAGCACAAATAACGCCAGTAACTGGAAGTGCTTCGTCAGTATCTAAAACAGCTCCATCAAGAGTAATAGTTAATGCAGCAATAGTTTTTGGTCTCAGCCCTGTAATAGCTGTATCATTGGCGCCAGTAGTACAGCCATAAGCTTTCAAAATATCACCAGCTACAAATCCATCTGTAATCCAGCTACCAGCATCCCTAGTAATTGTATCATCTCCACCAGTGATATTCAACTCTATTGTATTATCATTACCAGAAGTAATAGCGCTAATTAACGCTTCCTTCCCCATCATATCATTTCTTAACTTTGTACTTAATCGAATAGTCATTTTCCTTCTCCTTTAAGGATCAAGTAAACCAATATAATTTCCTCTATAAAAAAGCCCAGATCCGGTCAAAGCTGCTGGTAACTTTTCTATCTTATTCATAGTTAAGTTCTTAAAAGTACCATCATATCCACCATAGCAAACTCCCCTTTCAGACATCCACATAGCTGACATGTCACCAAAGGAGCAATCAATACCCTCTCCTCCCCCTTGATAAAATACCATTTTTCCAAAGAACCTAACATCAGAATACTTAACAATAGGGTAATCAGCAACCTTAATTTTATAATACTCTTTAGGATCACCAATTCCCTTGAAAAAATAAGTAGCAACTTCATCACTGAAGAAGATACCTTCTTTAACAGGTCTGATAGTTCTGACCTGCGAATTAAATTTAAAGTAACAGCCGCCAAGATCAAAGTAATTAAACCCAAAAGGTTCACTGTACCAGACGGTGTCTCCCTCAGCAACCCACATTCTCCCAGCATGGAAAGCTACATCTGTTCCCACAGGAGGATCAGAGTATACCCTTTTGGTATCAGGCCCATACCTTGTATCTGCCATTACCCAGGACATACTTACTTCACCAGCAACCCTTCCAGTTTGCCAGCCATTACAATAATAAGTTTCATCATCAACCTGAGCATATCTCATCCTTGCTCCAGGCTGGACATTCCTCAGCGCCTTTGTTGAATAATCAGTCCTTAACAAAGTCAAAGCATCACCAGTTACATATAAACAAGCACCTCCATCACAAAATACACTGTGACAGTCAGCACTCACTCTTGGAGTAAACCCCTTCCTACGACTCAGTCTTCCTCCATCACTTATATCAACATTGTAAGCAACAGCTAAATCCTGAATACCAGTCTCTAGATCATATCCAATCTCAACTGGATCAACTTTTGTATTAAGGCCTGTAGTCTTACTTAATAATTTAAAGACTTTAATCATTACCAACTCCAAACACTACTCTTCCAGTGCTTTCTATTCTTTCCTATCCATTCCCTCAGTTTAGTAATACCTGAATGCCTATTACTCTCATCAAAAGACAAAGAGAATTGAGCTGCGGTATTAGGCTTACTCCCTTCAAGCCCATCTTCCATCACATTATACATCATCCATGCAGCTCCATGTACAAACAAGCTCCTATGAACATGATCAGGAAAGTCACTTGGAATATCTGCGTTTGCAGTTAAAGAACTGGGGTTTTGGTAAACCAGAAGAATTATATCAGTTATCTCATCAGGGACATACTGATACCAAAGTGTTCTCCCCTCAAGAGTAATTGCCTCTACATCTCCAACCTGAGTCAGATCAAGATAATCATCACTGACATACTCGTCCATCATCAGCTGAAGATTGGAATATATAGCAATTCCTGAATCACTTGCACGTACGAGCCTGCCAGAGAAACCTCCAGTAACTCCAGCAAGTGAGCAATAAGGCTGTCCAACAACTGTCTGAGCAGTTATTAACTTCTTCAAGTCTGGCAAATCAACCTGAGCTGCAGTGTATTGCACAGCCTGATTTATATAGTCCTTAATTATATCTGAAGTAAACCCTTCTTCATCTACAATATTGTCAACTTCAGTTATCATATCTCCTAAGTTCATACCAAAATCCCCAGTTTGAACAAAAATTAATCAAACTTAAATGTTACGGTACTTCAGCAATAAGCAGGTGAAGCCTTCCAGCACCTGCTGTAATTGTATCATCTGAAGTTAACAGTGCATAAATTGCAGGTACAGTTGTATCTGCAGGAGTGATAAAGAAGGGTGATGCACCATCAGATAAGGCCGCAGCAGTTACCCAGTCACTATCTGTACCGGTTCCACCAGCTGCATAGTAACCTACAGTTCCACTGGTAATATCATCTGATAGCATAAATTCATCTGCATCTACTTCAGTTACATCTCCAGCAGTAGTTACGGCATCAGTTGCAAGAGTACCAAGAGCAATAGTTAGAGAAATAGTACCTCCTGCAAATAGTGTTTCAACCTGGAATACAACTCCCAAGATGTAAAATGGATTATATCCAGGAGAAACTGATTTGGTAATTGGAAAAGAAAAGAGCAAAGCACCAAGGTCATCACAGTCCTTAGTAATTTGCCCTGATGTAATCCAGTAAGGATTAGACAAAGTATTCCTTCTCAGATCTGTTCTTCTAAGATCAAGAATTGTTGCAGTAGTCATTTGTTAGATCTCCTTAAAAGTTTAAGGGTTATTAGTGAATTATAGAATACTGGACAAAGACATGGAACTCTCCAGTTGTCTGTGTTGTCCCAACTGTCATTGTGAGCAATCCGCTTGCATCATCAAAGTATTTACCTTCAAAAGCTACCAGTGTATCATGCCGAGCTCGTTTCATACCAGTTTCCATTACAGCAGCAATATCAACAGACAGAAAACCTGCAGCCTGTGCAGTTTCTCCATTCCCTGCCCAGCCGATTGAAACAGTATCGCTTGATCCAGCAGTTGGGACAAGCAGCCAGACATCAGTTACAAAGGTGTACCTTGGAAACCTATAAAGCCAATAGGTGTCTGCACTTGGAGTTAGGATTGTTCTGCTCTTGCCGATTCTATAATTATCTGCGGCTTTGACACTTATAATATCAGTTGTCATTTAATACCTCCTTGGTTTAGCTTAGAGGAGCGCCCCAAGCAGATCCTGTTATAACTCCATAGTCTTTGCTGTCAAAATAAGTTTTCTTCACACCAAAGATACCACCACCTCTGATCATGACAAAGCGTTTTGCGTCACGCTCATAAGGAACAAAGGCCATTACGCTGGACTTGGTCTCACCAGCTCCGCCCCACGCCCAACAAGCAGCTTGGCAACCAAGCAGAATATTTCTATAAACTCCACCAGTGGAAGCAGTTCCCTGAACCATACGAATTCTTTCTGATTTAGAGATCATCATTCCGTTGTACTCAATCTCTACATTAGGAACTTGAAGTTTTCCAGCTGCTCTCTGCAGGTCACCCCACTGACCGACGTTAGTATTTCGCCTCAAAGCGTCAAAGACGTAAGTGTGAAGGTAAACTCTGAAATAATTCTTGCCTCCTTTCTTAAGCGGACGCAATTTATAACAGCCCGTTGCAGGCATCTCAGCTCTTTGCTTCATTCTGTCAAGAAAACTTAGGTCGAGCACATCAGCACCAGTCATACTTGCTTCAGCAACATCATTAACTTTCAGGTGGTGTCCCGTGTCTGGCTCAGTAATCGCTTGAGCAAAGTCTTCACCAGCAATCTTAAACGTGCTGTCACCACATAGTGTAGCTATTACAAGATCACTCAATTTATCTGCCCACCAATCACCAAGTGCATCACGACCTTCAGCCATCAGATCCCAGGGAATCCTTTGCTCTTCCATCTTACCACCAGTATCAACGGCATGGTTGAGCTCTTCAATTGTCATGCTGAAATCCTTGAAGCGCAGTTCTTCTTCATTTCCTTCAACAGTGTTGTTACCAATGATACCTTCTCCAGTCAATGGAAGGCGGATACCAAAAGTGATTGTATCACCTTCTCCTTTACCTAACTCAGTTCTGCTTTGAACTATAGCATCAGATCCTTTTCCAACAAGGTCGTTAAATTCAACCTGCGGGAGAATTATCTTAAAAAGATCCTTGGCCCACCGCTTCCGAGTTAGATTATCATTTGTTAAAAATACAGTTTTAGGTGCGGTCATTTAAGCCTCCTGTTATTTAAGAGTTCCCTGCAAATACTTATTATAAACATCTGCAGGAACCTTGTCAAGTTCTTCCTCTGGAAGTGCATCTATTTTAGCAGCTGTCCAGCCACTTTTAGATGTATCACCTCCTCCCATTCCTGCAATACTTGCAGGTGCTTCAGTAGGTTTCTTTTCAGACTTTACTTCCTTAGCCTCAGCAGCAGGTTTAGCAACAGGTGTAGTCTCTGTTTTGGCATACTTAGGATGATGCTCTTTGATAATGTTATACATGTACTTGTATGGGTTCTTCTGTTGCCATACAGTATATTCAGCTCTGAGAGCAGCTTCTTCAAGTGAAATACCTTGCTCCTGAGCAATTCCTCTACCAATAGCATCAAACATATCAGCAAAATTATCTGGTGAGCAAACTTCATAGATGTCAGCATATTTAGTCATTTCTGACATTGTCTCAGCTAACAAATCTAACTGAGCTCCCCTTTCATCACCAATCTGCTGAATTGCTGACGTGAGTTGTTCGACTGGAGTGAACTCTTCTTTATATACCACTTCTCCGTCTTCATCAAGCGCTGCGGTTGCTTTCTGATCAGCCCTTCCAACTTGAGCTTTAAGCAATGACATATCCTTCTTTGTCTGCCGCAGAATCGAGCGAAGTTCTCTGTTCTCCAACCTCATTTCTTCAAGTGGATCTACTTCAGTAGGTTCTTTCTCAGTCTTTGTCTTACCTTCCTCACCTTCAGTTTTGACTTCACCTTCTTCACCTTCTTTCCCTTCTTCCCCTTCTTCCCCTTCTTTTTTAGTTGTCTCAACCTTGCTTTCCTCAGCCTTAGGTTTATCAGTCTCTTGTGTTCCCTCAAGCGCTGCTGTTAATTCATCAACTTCGACTTCAACTTCGACTTCTTTATCAGCCTCTTGCGGAACTAACTCTGGTGCATTAGCCATTTACTTTTCCTCCCTCTTTGTTTCAGTTTCTTCCTTTGCTTCGCTTCCTATCTGTGCAACTCCTATCTTTGCAGCTATTTCTCTCTCCTTCAGTTCAAACTCACGTTCTTTATTAGCCTGTTCCTGCTCCTGCATTTGCTGATAAAATGCTTTGACTCTCTGCTTTACAGTATAAGGCATATCAGAGTACTCAAGGATAATATCTGGCGGAATTGATCCAGGATTGTTATGGCTGAACTCAGTTAAGATCTGTGCAATAGTCAGCCTAATTGTAGCATTTTCAACAGACTCATCAACAACCAGATCAAATTCAGCAGCTGTTATATCATTAAATCCTTCAACTTGAGGATTCATCTGGGAGTTTATCTCAGCAAGCTGAGCTCCCTGCTCTCCTTCAATCCTGATGACAGTAGTATCTGTTATGTACTGCTGAATCAAAGAAAGCATTAATTCACTAACTCTCAGCCTTGCCTTTCTAAAATTATCATATAGCCTAAATAGAACAGCAATTCCTGTCTCTAGCTTCATCCGCCGTGTTACACCAGCTTCTCTTGTTCCCTCACTTATAGCCATCATGGAATCTTGTATTCCCGAAGCATTTTTGATGCTTTGTGAGAAAGCTGATATTAAGTATTGATATACAGGAGAAATCGGTGGTTGCTTCTCAAAGCCAACCTTGTCAAATTGCCCTTTAGCAATTTCCAAGTGGAAATTCGGCCGTGAGCTTCCCTCTTCATACTCCTCTATATTCAGGATAGAGCCTACTTCATGTTTAAGCAGACCTTTAGGAAGCGTCTGAATTAAATGCATCAACTGCCTATACATAGTATTATGTGCATCCTGCGGGTCTTTCATAGCCTTGATAGCACTAAACCAGTTGTTTTTATCAGTATCTTTATAAGCAGCAAAAACTACATTTGGAAAATCCTTCCATCTGAAAGGTGACTTCCCTCCCTCCAGTTTTATATCTGCAGTGAAAATCATGTACCAGATTTCTTGAACAACTGAGTTAATCCCGGTAACTCCACTTTCATCCTGAAAAATTACTTCATCAGTTTCAGGATCCCTAATTCCCTCTTGAATAGCAACAACAAATTTATTAAACTCAGCAGGGGTAAGATATTCATCTTTTCCGGTCATTGGATTTATGAAATACTTAACCTTTACATATTTCTTGTACCAGCACTCAACAATTCTGTACTTCTCACTAGCCTCATTAAAAAAGGAGAAATCAGTTCCAAATCGCTTACCAAAATTTGCTATCTGGTTAATATCAACATCAGGCCAAAAGACTTTTATCTCCTCTTCAGTTAAGTATTTCTCAATAAATCTGAATCTATGATCACTTCCATCCATCTCAGTTCCTTCAGGATCAAGATAGAAGTTATTTCCAGCAAACCTCTGGCACTTAATCTGTGGCTTGAATGGATTAGAAGTATCTATATAGAAATGGAGTAGACTTCGTCCTGACTGAACAGTATGATCAAAGCAGTCAATTTCTTTATCAGAAATTTTCAACTTCCTATGAAAATGTTTAAGTGCATGCTGTGCAATTTCTGCCAGCGGCTCGTCTTCCATACCAACTGGAAGTACATTAGGATCATGTTTTGTCTGAGCAGCAAGGCCGACGAGCATATCAACCTTTGGCTTAACTTCATTAAAGACAGGATTAGGACGTTTTTCTTCCTTCAATTTAGCTAATACATTTTCATCATCCTGATCCCCAGCATAAAATTTATAATCTTCAATACTCTCTTCTCTATAAGTAGTCTCAGGAGTAGAATTCTCGGCATTCCGTAGCCACTCCAGCACTTTTGCATGCTCAGGATCATTAGCATGAAGCTCTTTAAAATTTAGTCTTTCTGCTTTAGGCATAGTTTATTCCTTTATGCAGCCATCCAATTTCTATCTTTCTTTGACCCAGGTCCTGGCTTCCCATAATTACTTGGCACAGGCTGGACTGATTTCTTCTTCCTCTCATGAATATTCAGCTTTCCCCATAAATTAAAAGCTATATTATAGAAATATTCTGTTAAACCTAAAGCATCTGCAATATTTGGACTTGCAACTCCCCTTATCTTCATCTGCCTTTTACTTTCCACCTTATACCCACCTTGAAGATTAAAGTCATAAGTTGGAGCAGCCAATTCATTACAGAGCTCATTACTCATTTCCTCTTCAAGCTTAGTTCCAGCTGGAAATGAATATTGCATCTTCATGCACTTCTCCCTCATCATTACCCAGAGCTCATCTCTTAATCTGTTATACTTAGTAATATCACTACTTGAATTAGAAGTACTAATACCATGAAAGATTCTGTGTCCATCAGGTTTCTTATGAAGCCAGTCAATAACCCCAGCGCCTACACCAATTTCATCTACGCCAGCACCTTCAGCTTTAAGTTCGTTAAATGTCTTAACAACATGACCAGCTAAACTTATTGTATTCATTCCACTGAATTCTTCCCAAGGCAAAATCTTTAATCCCTGCCTCGGAAGTATAATGGACTTATCTTCTCCATACCTTGCAACGTCCACACCGAGGTAAAGAGGCTCCTCTGGATTATCAAGAGTCTCATTTCCAATACACTGAAGAGCCCAAGCAAGCGGAATAAGGGTATTCTCAGCATCAAGGGGAGGATCTCCAGTGACCCTAATCCTGAATACATTACTTTCCTCGCCGTATTTAGTAGCCATATACTTGGGATAAGAGGGATCAACATTAGAGGAATAACGACTATCCCAGTGCAATCTTTTCCAATCTTTCCTAATTTCATTATGAAAGTGAGTGTCATAAAAATATCCTGTATTTCGAGTCATGTTTCCAATCAGCAAGACTTTATTATCCTCCTGCGTCATGGCACCTTCCAGTGGGATATAAACAGGATCAGGAATACCACTTGCCTCATCAGCAATAATCAACAGATGATCCCCGTGAAACCCAGCTAGAGTTTCAGCCTGCTCCTCCTTACTCGCCTTTACTGAAGGACTAACTGCTCTGCACCACCATTCCTTAGGAGCATCTTTATGGAACATTTTGTCTTTCTGAAGGATAAATTCATCAGTTAGAATAGACTTTCTTAACCACTTCGAGATCTCACTCCAGAGAATATCCGCAAGCTGCCTAGCTGTGGGTGCTGTACAGACAACTTTCGGGTATGCCCTGGTAGTCATGAACCAGAGAACAATCCAACTTGCACAGGCATCCTTTCCTGTATTTCTTGTAACAGTAAAATCTGCTAACATATAAAGATGATTCCCGTCAACCTCAAAGCCATAATAATTATCTTCCTCTAAAGGAATAACTTTAAAACCAAAATTAAGATTTGACCCAAACTCGGTTTGAACAGCCTTTTTTCTCAAAAGTTGTGTAGGAATTATATCTGTATTTCTTGATATGTTTATTCTATAATAAGTATTTTGCTGTAACTCTCCATTGCTTCTCCAAGTTTTAGTTACAGCTTTAACAGTAGCATGACATCCAACTGATTGAGCAAGAAACAGTATATCTTGAGCAAGATCTTCTCTTTTTTGAGTAATTTCAAATACTCTTTTATTTCTAGGATCAAGCCACCCATCGCTATCCAAAAGTCCTGCAAGCAGATGTAATCTATTCTCCTTTGAATTAAGCAAATAATGTATTGGTATATGCTTATTACCAATAAGATCATATGCTTTAAGACCTTCCAAGAATACATTTTGTCCAGCTTTTCCAATTAACCCAGGACTTATATAATGGCTTTTACCATCGTCTCTTGTTTCAAAGTTTAATCCAAGATCTCCTGCGTATAACCTAAGAATTCTTATAATATCTTTATCAACTGAAGTAAATGCTGGTCTATTATGCCACCCATCACCAAGCCATAAACCCAGAATATAAGGAGGAATTATCACTGGTATTTCCGGAAGTTCAACTGCTTCTTTAAACCCAAGATTAGTTCTTTTATCAGTTTCATTCCAATTAAGATAATCTTTAACAGTAACTACAGTTATATCCCCTTTCTTAAATCCGTTCTTATCTCTACAAGCTCTTAAAGCCAATTTATGCGAAGCATTTACATCATAATAAGTCCCATCATAATACTGGATTCTATACATCTGTTCTCTTCCTCTATATAGTTCCAGTACATTTCTTGATGCACTATCATTCCCCATAAGTTGATCACCAATCTTAACATCCTCAACTAATTTACAAGTACCATTAGCCATAAGTACAATAGTACCTGCAGCATGGCAACCATGACCACTCCTGATTGTCAGCCGTTTGGTCTTAGGAAAGTTAACCAGCGCTTCAATCTGCTGCTCAGAAGGCGTAGCTCCAATTGCCTCAGTGACAAATGTCAATGGGCTTTGCTTCCACAGTGCTAACTTTTCAAGTATTCTCGGATTCATAAGTTTGATTAATTATTTTTCGAACTCTTTAGATTTCTTACTTATTTCATTGAAACCTATCAGCGTCTCATCAGCAATTTAGTTATTCCTGGATTTTTCTTAAGTGACTCTATATGATCCATTATCACCTTACCAGTTGGAATATCTCTCCATCCAAGCTTACCAGAGGGAGTATATCCTCGCCCTTCCCAGAATTGAAGAACCTCAGCTCTTGTAGCAGGTCTTCCAAACTTTCCCTGGAAAAACGAGTTAGCATTTCTTTCCTTTTCCTTCAAAAACTTAGCAGCATAATTTAGATTAGATTTATTCCCAGTCTGGATATTGAAGACATCTCCACTTCTTCCTTGATGTGGTAAGGTCTGACCAAAATTTGTTTCCTGAAGAGCCAAGCCGAGCATTTCGTATGGATTAACTCCTTCTTGTTGAGATGCCTTGACTATTCCCTGAAGAAGAGGACGGAAGTATTTTCCGGACTTGTTACTTCTTTCAGTAGCATAAGGCCGAAGATCCTGATAACTAATATACTTCGTATCGCTTCTTGGAATATGCTTTACTCTTGGCAACTTTATCTCCCAGGCTTAGCCAGCTTCTTTCTTCCCTTTGAAGGCTTCCAACCAAACTTCTTTCTCAGCGTTCCATAGATGTAAGCAGATAGCCTTTCTCCTGAAAGGCCTTTAGCAATTCCTTGCTTCCTCAGTTGTTTTTCTGCTTTCTTTGGCACAGAAATAATTTCCTTTATGGTACCGAATAAAAGCGGTGTAAACACACCGACTGAAGATTAATCTAGATCTGGAATATAATCTTCATTGTTAATATCCTTACTCATCTCAATGACTTCATCAACAGCTTTACTGTCCACTTTAACATTCAGCTCAAACTCTTTCTTCTCCAATTCTACCAGATAACCTACCAATCCCTTAATCTCTGAGGGCTTTCCCTCAATAACAAGCTCTTTATCTTTCAGGATTTTAAAACAAGTAATTAAATCTTTCAGCGGGGCTTCGTTGATCTTTCCTGGAGTAATTGCTTCAAGGACTCTTGCTTGAAGCTCAGTTAGTTGCAGCGATTGGAGAGCTCTATATTTCATGAGGAGGCCTTGCTTTGTTTGAATATTAGCCAGCCTTCTCGACAGAGTTGATTCAGAAATCCCCAGCTCTTGCGAAGCTTGCTTCTGCGTCAGGCCCCTCATTCCAAGGTCCCAAAGGGTCTCAGGGTCTACATCTATTAGATTCTTACCCATCCAGTTCTCTCTTCATCAATTCATGTAGTCATTAGTTCATTAAAGCTTACATCATTCATACTCCTATATAGCATAAAATATCCAAGGAGTCAAGCAAAATCCACCACCTATCAAAATTATTTTGATGCTTGTATTGGAACTAAGTAACTCATTTTATTTTCTATGCTTGTGTAAAAGAGTACCGTATCAATATAAAGCGAAAGTGCCTAAGGGGGTCATAGGGGCCTTGGATAATTATATGTAATTATACCTAATTGCTGGTAGTTATGCCAGGCATTTCACCATGTACCACAATGTAACACTCGTGAGAATATCCAATGATTTCAATAAGTTAAAAAATAACTTGACAAATTGAAAAATTGCTGGTATGATTGAGACAAATGATCAAAATTGCTCTTTGAAAATTTAAATTATTTATCCTATGCCTGAGTAGTCATAGCCTGCACTAACTATGGAGGTAAACTATGACTACAGAAACCAAGAAGAAGGCAAGTTGGAAGTTAGATGGGAGCTACGCAATGTACACTGGAGTACAGGGTAAGCCGGCAAAGTTTGACCTAATCGCCCTATTCCCTGACTTCAAGAACATGACAGAAGCCCAGCAAATGGTTACCTACTACGGCCTGAAGCAGAAACTTGCTGACTCCATTGCAGGTATTGGTAAAGGGGCCAGTGACGAAATGAAGATTAAAGACATGACTGAGACTTACGACAGGCTTGTAGCAGGACAGTGGAACAAACCAGGCGGCAGCGGCGGCGGTGTCAGAAAGCCCACGTTTGAGGTGTTCTTTGAGGAAGCGGCGAAGTTGGAATTAACTGAGGAACAGGCCCAGGTAATGTATGACAAGCTGTACCAAACCAAGTAATTAAACCAACAGCGGGCGTGGCTACTCAGGGACGGGATAAATAAGTTTGAACAATAATTATTCAATCTTAATAACTAACTAAGCCTGTACGGTGTACAATGTGTACATATGTACGGGAATGCAATTTATTCAATGATTTCAATGGGTTATGGCTAAGGAGGCATACCAAGCCGTTTCCGTGTATTTTTGTACGGTGTACGAAATGGGCGTAACGTATTGATTTTATTGGATATTTGTTCTAAGTTGTACGTTGTACGTTTGTACGGTGTACACCGTCCTAACACATACCCTTTTGTTTTAGTAATCAAACTTAGAAGCTGTAAGCTTAATCCCTTTAAGCCCTTTACCTTTAAGTATATATATATAAATATATTATAATATATATCTTAATAAGACTAAGGAAAAATATGGTACTTAGAGTATTTAAGCTACATTATCTAAGTTTGATTAACAAAACGGGACCATTGTACACCGTACACCGTACACCTACACGTACAGCGTACAAGCTGGGTTGTAACATGTTGATTTTATTATGAAAAATAAATTTTCGTACATGCGTACACCATGCCTGGTTGATTTGGGTTGACATCTGGGATTTTTTATGATAGAGTAATGGTAGAAAATGAAACTGAATCAATAAATTGATTAATCTTAACAAAATGAAAGGAGCAAACAATGACTGAAAGAGAAATAAGGAAGTGTTCGAAGTGTGAGCATTACAGCTATTCAATAAGACGCTGCAAACTTGGTAAGATCAACCCGCCCACCATTAAAAGCGGAGTTGAGGCAGCAAGATTTATGGGCTTATCACATATCTGCAAATACGCAAAGTATTATGATAAAATAAGTGATAAGTTTTGGTTCAGAGTACCCAGTAAATAAGGTAATATGTAATAACCAAGTTTGAACAATTATTAATCAATCTTAAAAGGAAAGGAGAAACTATGAAAAACAGATTAACAAATACTCAGTTTAGAAACAAAGACAGCATATTTGGTAAAGCTTGTATAATGGCTAATGTTAAGACAACAGTTCGACAAGCCTCCAAATTCAGACGTGGTAAGGGAATTGCTTATAAAGTAATGATAGGCAAAGCTGCAAAACTTGATAGCAGAATGCCTGGATTTGAAGACTGGAGAGTTTGATCATGAAAAAGAAAAGAACAATTAAAGTAAAGTCTGCCCGCCGCTGGCTTGCACGCAACAGGTGGGATATTGCCAGGTTTGTGATAGGAGTGTCTGGACATCATCCAAGGAGTCGTTGGGTACAACAGCTATTCATGTGCCGCAGGATTGTTGGTGATGTAAGGTTTAGGAGTTTTAGTTAATAAATAACTTTAAATAAAAGGAGAACAACTATGAAACCTATAATAGGACAAGAAGCTGTTGTACCTGGATATGGTCTTGGAAGAATTATGGCCATAGATAATAAAGGTATCAGAGTTAAACCTTATGGTTGCAGCTGCTCTATAGTATTCGATAAGAAGGATGTTAAACTTGTAAAGATACATTATGAGGAGACTGAATAAAATGAAATGGAGGTCAGAGTATAATGATTCCCGCCTATAACCTACTCCTTGCTGTCCTCTTGGGAGCGAAGATTATCTTTACTGGCTCCTCTGAAGAGGAAGTGATGGAGCAATATAAAAGAGCACAAGAGGTTTATAAGAATTTAATAGAAGTTCTTAGGAATTAAGAAAGGAGCAACCATGACAGAGGAAACAATCTCAAGGACTATCAAGAAAGAGAACTGGGATGTCCTGTCTGTAACTGAGCAAGCAATGGCCAAGAAGATGGGATTTAAACCAGCCTCCCCTACTAAGCCCAAGACCCCACCCAAGCCAAGGCAGCAAAAGGCTTATGCTACATTAAAAGAATACCATGTTATAGCTCATATTAAATGTAAACTATGTGGACACCTGTCAGAGGAGGCTTATCATATGAAAGCTGTCAATTATGACAGGAAGAAGGGTGAGCCACACTTGCGAGCACATGGCTGTACAGTTCAAGAAGCAAGACAGGCTGGTGCTAAAAGGGAGCTACACTCAAGACCTTACTGTATTGTGTGTAAGACAAGATTATTGGAGAAAACCAAAGAGGAGCTGATTGAGAAGCTCCTCAACAAAGCTCATCTTTGTGAATGTAAATGGAGGTAAGAAAATGGATTTTGATACACAAATCAGAAAAAGACAAGCAAAAGAACTTGAGGCTCACAGAAATAAGTATGGATATTTAAGGCCTTACTGGAGACTTAAATATATACCGTTCAGATGTGCAGATAATCTGTTTAATTGTTCCAGAATAAAAAGGTTTACCAAACGTATTGGAAAAAGAGGTATTGCATATAGTACAAGTGAAGTTTATCCATGCACACTCTTTGGTCGCCAGTTAGTACATAAGATAGTTGATGAATTACTTTACTTTTAGGAAAGGAGATAAACAAAATGGGACTTTACATAATGGCAATCCTGCACCTATGTAGGAAATGGTGGTTCGCAGTAATTATGTTTATAGTATCTCTTTACTGTGGATACTTATTCATTGAAGGAATAGGTGCTCATCAAGCAGCAATGGCAGTTTATTATAGTAACCTTGGGATGTAGAAGGAGGAACAATGAGTGCTATAAGAGAAGTAAGAAAGAATCTATACATACAATACCTTGAGGAAAAAATTAAGTTCCTAGAAAAACAAGTCCGGAGTATTAAGGAATAAAATGAAATACTGCGGAAAGTTCAACTGGCATGGTGAGCTACACACTTTATGGACTCATGCTTCTTCAGAAGCTAAAGCCAGAAGGAACATGATAGCTCGCCTTGCTACTAAGTTAGGCAGAAGCCAAGGCTCAGTCCGTGTTTACTTTACAAGAACAACTAAAGATAGGTTTAATATAACAAAGGAGGATTAAATGACAGGAGCTTATTTAAGAGTAAAAAGAGATGGAGAATGGAAGAATATAGAAGTTGAGCACTTAACGTACCAAGAGCGTAATGAGTTAATAGGTAAAAGACCTGTACCAGAAATAATGAGATGGCTTGACTTAATATGTGAAACATTAGTTAAGGCTGAGGCAGACATAAAGAGTAACACAGGAAACTGAATGAAAAAGCTACCATTTAAAGAAATCTTTAAACTTTGCAAAGCAGAGATGCCTATTCAGAAGATAGCTAAAGAAGTAGACATTCCTGCTTCCACAATTATCAAGGTAATCTATGGGAACTGTATAATCCCACTTGACCAAATAAAAGCAGTCAAGGAATCAGGATTTAAACTCTGCTCCTGTTGCCACAGGCGGATTGTCCCAATTTATCCAGTCGAAGGAGTTAACTTGACAAGGCTATGTTTAACTTGCTATAAAAGAGGAGATGGAGAAAAGATTTACTCAATCAACTACAGTTTGAATAATTAATTATCAAACTTAATAAAAGAGGAGGAAACTAAATGAAGATTTGTCCATTACTAATGATAGGAAGAAATAAAGCAGAATTGGCTTATATCAGAGTAGCTATTGCCAGGAAAGAGGAGGAAGCGATAACTGAGTTAGAATGTCTCAAAGAGCTTTGTGCTTGGTATATTGGATCTTTAGAAGAATGTAGTATAACTTCCTTAGCAGCTGCTATTTTAGAAAAGGTAACAAAATGAAAGAAAAATTCCCACCATGTGTTGGCTGTGGATACTGTTGCATTTCAGCTCCGTGCTTCAGGGCAGCTCAACATGGCTGGCACTACAATCCCTCTAGGATTTGTGAGAAGCTCTTCTGGTACAAAGGTAGATATTGGTGCCAGGAGATAATTGATAATCCTGAGAAGATGGAGAATTTAGGAGTTGGAGTTGGTTGTCCATCTATACTTGGAAATTTATGGAGAGAAGATGTTAAGAGGAGATTTTAATGCCTATCAAATACGACTTAAAAGACCTCTTCCAAGCAGCTTTTGATCTGGAGCCTGAGGATTCTATAGTCATCCCATGCAAGGATTTTAGAGAAGTAGAAAGAGTAAGAGTAGCTCTTTATAGGGAGTTAAATAAACTCCGAAGGATATCAACTGAGATAGCTGATGAAATAAGAGTTTCTCGTATTAATAAAGGCAGTAATTATGCCGTCGCACTGACAAGAGTGCCTGGAGTAGTTACTTCAGCATTTTTGATTACAGGAAATGGGAAGATCAGGGAAGTGACTAAAGGTAAGGATAAAGAGCTGGAGAGGATAGAGCAGTTAATGAAAGATGATGGTTATACAAGGGAAGAGATAGAAGCTTATAAAGCTAATGAAGCAAATTCAATTCCGCAGATAGAGAAGGAGGAAAAGGAATGAAACTAAGCCCTGAATATCTAAGCTGGTACAGAGAAACAAGGTGTCAATATGGAGCTGGAACAATGGATCAGTGCAAAGAACCAGCTGAAATCCATGTGGACAGGGAAGCTCCGCTTCAAAAGGTAGTATTGAAAAGAGCAACAGAGGAAGAGAAAGATAAAATAACCTGACAATATCCAACCTTCCGTGGTAAATATTGTTATTATCACAGAAAGAAAAAGGAAGGACTATTTGATAACACAGCAGACAAGATAAGAGGTGTTATATGAAAAAACTTGATGAATATATAACAGATGAAGGTATAACTGATTACAGAAAGTGCCCAAGGAAATACTATTATCAGCCTACAGAAATAGATGATACAGAAGATACTTTAGAACAAGGAGAAGAAATTGACAATAAAGTTACAAGACAAGCGCAGCTTGGTAATACGGTATCTTAAAGAAGCAATTGATCTTGACTTTGATGAGGAGCTTTATATTCCAGCTGAATCACGCAATGATCAGATGCATCTTTTAAGAACTGTTATCCAAGAAATTAGAATCCTGGAGAGAATTGACCCAGTTACTGCATCTTCGCTGATTGTTCATGGAGCATTCAAAAGCCACCGCCTTTGGGTTGTCTTAAAGAAGGTATCTGCATCACCTACAACTGCATTCAAGAAAGGCAGGGATGGAGAGGTTGAAAGGATACAGTTTGATTTTGATAGTGAAAGATCAAGACGACTCAGACTTATGATTCAGGATGGACTTTCAGTTGAGCAAATTCAGGAAATTGAGGGAGAGCTATCTCCAGATGAGTTGATAATACTTAAACAAAAGGAAAAGGAGGTAAATGAATAATGATTATAAAAGCTAATGTTTATAGAGGGATATTTTGTTATGCACTTGGTGTAATTAACCTGTATTTTTATTCTGCTACTAAATCAGTAATTAGTCTTCTTTCTTGTATAGGTTGCACTGTAATAGGATTACTAATACATACATTTCACACAGTAATAAAGGAGAAAGAACATGAATGAAGTATTTATTGTAGTTACTGGAGAAATAAATGGAGTTTCAAAAATTGAAGCAGTCTTTGAGTATATATGGCGCGCTAATGTCTTTGCTGTTGAACTTGCTACTATACACAATGAAATCTTTTACCGAGGAAACGCAGACGTATTTATAATGGTCAAAGATCCAATAGTTCAGCATGCATCAACGCCTCAAACTGTTGAGTACTGGCAAAATGAGGTTGATTTTATCAGGATTGACAAATGGGAGGTACAATAATGTTCTGTCTTAAATGCGAGTCATTAAACCACAAGGTAATAAACACCAAGCCAAATGAATCCACCCGATCTATAGCTCCAATCAGGGCTACCTTGAATTGTGTCAGGCGGAGAAGGGAATGTCTTGATTGTGGATATCGCTGGACAACTATTGAAGAAGTTGAGGAGAGAAGGGAAAATTTTAACTATAAAAGGAGGTAATTAAAATGACTGAAAGACCCAAAAGGGAATACTATGGAAGGGAATATCATGGACATGCTTGTAAAGACAAAAAGACACCTGAATATCAAGCATGGATAAACATGAAGAAAAGATGCAATGACTTAAAACATTGTAACTATGGGAAAAGAGGAATCAAAGTATGTGAAAGGTGGAATTGTAGTTTTATCAATTTCTTAGCTGATATGGGAGAAAAACCATCTGCAAAGCATAGTCTTGAAAGAATAGATAACAATGGAGACTATACTCCTGAAAACTGTAAATGGGAAACATGGAAAAACCAGTGCTTAAATACAAGAAAAGCTATCACCTTTATTGTTAATGATAAACCTATGTCAGAAGGAGATTTATCTAAAAGATATGGAATAAACAGAGGATCATTACAGTACTGGAGAATAAAACAAGGATTATCTAATAAAGAAATTGTAGATAAAGCTAAATATTTATGGAAGGAGGCTATTAATGGAGCGACCTAAAAGAACTGGAATTATGCTTGCCTACCCTGGAGATGATGGAAGAATATCTCGACTTGGAGACCGTGTTTTCGCCCAGCCCAAATACAAGGGAGAACGCTGTCGGGTTGAGTGGTTTGGGGGGGGGGCCTGTCCTTCTCTCCAGCTATGGTAATGAATTTACACAGCTTCCACATATAAATGCTGCATTAATGCAGTTTGTAGAGGATAAAACTCCATTTGATGGAGAACTTTATGACCACGGCAGATCCTTTGATGGCCCTGATGGAATCCACTCTATTTGCTCCAGACGAGAGAATATTCATCCTGAATACAAAGCTATGAAATTCTACATCTTTGATATTCAGTGGGAAGATAAAAGCCAGTGGGCAAGGATTCATTATCTTAATAACCTAAAAGACATTGGCTGCTTCAGAGGAACTCCACTTGTTATGTCAGAAACCAGTGTAATCTATTCAGATGACTGGCTTCCATACATGACAGAATATGTTCAAGAAGGCTATGAAGGGATAATCCTCCGCTCACCTATTGCTTTATACCGACCAAAGCGTGATGTTGGACTTATCAAGATCAAGCCAACTGAAATAGACGAGTACAGAATTGTTGAAGCTTATGAAGCAATCTCCCAGGAAGGAGTTTCTAAGGGAATGGTGGGCGGCTTTACTGTCATGGACAGAGAAGGAATTGTCTTTAATGTTGGAGCTGGTAAAATGACACATAAGAAGCGTGAACAACTCTGGAGATCAAGAGGTGATCTTCCAGGTAAAATGCTTGAAGTAAAACACGAACCAACTAAAACGAAAGGAGGTGTTCCAGAATGTGCAGTGGCAGTGAGAATAAAGAACTAACAGGCAAAAGGAGATATAGAATATTCTGGTCAGAAGGGAAACCACTTTTAATTCTTCAAGTTGAAGTAACATGGCTTGACACAATTTACACAGGTTGGAGGATAGATACTCAATGGCATACTGGATGGAGAGATGCCAGATTAGAAGATTTAACTATATATGAAGTAAAGGAGGTAACTGATGAAAAAAGCTGATTACAACCGAGTAATTTCACTTTACAAGAACTGTAATGTACCAGTTGAAACCTGTATCCAGATTATTATCCAATTAACAACTGATAGTTATAGAGCAGCATTACATATCTATGACTTCCTTGTTGACACAGGGCAATTAAAATAATTTATACCTTGTTCTTTTTTGTTGACACCTTTAAAAAATGGGTGTATATACAGTATAACAT